CAGGCAGCATGAACGCGGCGCCAAGACCATCACCGATGGGACCACAACCCACTAACACCTGACGCGATGTTCTGTTGAAGAAGTCGCTGTTGATGGTGGTGTTGGGGTCGCTCACAGTGAGGGAGAGTTCCACCGCGACATCGCTGATCTCCATGTCCTTCATCGCGAGGATGGAGTTGGAGTGACCGACGGGCGTGAGCGTGTTGGTGATGGTCAGGCTGAAACCCTCCACATCGAGCGCGGTGCGCGCCAGCGTGTCACCCGTGGTCGCGGTCCCTGCGGTCTGAGGCGCAGTGGAGCTCACCACCACATACGAGCCTCGGAAGGACGCGGGCGCTCCGCTGTTGTAGGTGGGCTCGATAGGCCCAACAGCGTTGCCGTGATCGTCTTGGATGAGCGCGGACTGATAGGTGAAGTCAGCCATGACGCGCCCGTTGTCGAGACTCAGCGCCACGCTCTCCAACACGCAGCCATAGGCGAACGAGCGGAAGCCCACGCCATCGACGCGGAAGGTCAGAGAGTGAGTGCGGTCGCCCGTCAGCGTGCGCGAGCCTGGGAACCAGGTTTGCATGCCACGGATGGTTGGTGTGCCTGTGAACGCTGACGAGAACGCAGGGCTCACGGTGACATTGCCTGACACATCGCTATCGGTCACGGCGCTGTACTCTGCGCGACCGCTCAACGAGGCACCGATGAGACCTCCCACGGAGTAGTTGGTGGAGGTCGTGGTAGGCGTGAAGGTGTTGACATTGGTGATGGCGCTCACCGTGTCAGACTTCATCGTCGAGACATTGGTGAGGAAGCCCGCCCCGAGGAGGTAGCCGAGGTAGTTGGCAGCATAGGTGTCAGCCGCCGCGCCGATGGTGGTGAGGTCAACGCGAAGCTGAACCTGCCCTGTGCGGCGACGCACACGCGCGCCTGCGCTCCACACGGTGTCAGGCTCAGGAGCGATGCCGAACGAGCCATCACGCGCGTCGTTGCGCTCGCTGACCACCACATCGCCATAGATGACAATGGGGTCACGCTCGCAGGGGATCGAGACATAAGTGAGACCCGACACATCGGGCAGACCTGTCGAGGCAGAGAGCGAGCCGAAGGAGCTCTCGACCGCGACTGAGAGGGAGCGATGAGTGACGCCCATGTTTAAGCCTCCAGATAGAGAAGATCGAAGGGGAAGGACAAGATGATGAAGGTCGCCTCGGTGGTGGGGTCGACCATCGGTTCAGCGGTGGGCGCACCTGGGATCAACGAGATGATGCCGCTCGTGGCTAGGTCATAGTTGGGACCCTTCAGCGCGAGCAGGAGAAGCGCTGCATCCTCGTTGATGAGGCGCTCAAGGTAGTGCTCCTCGGCTGGCACCTCATACTTGACGCGCAGGATCATCGGCGCGCGTCTGCGACCTGAGAGAGCGGCGGCGCCGTCATCGATGGAGAAGCCGTTGAAGCGGAACTCGAAGGAGCGATTGGTGTGCTGTCGTGCTTCGAGGGGCGCGACACGCCCACCGGTGCGGGCGTTGATAGCGGTGAAGCCGTGGTGAATGTCGGTCTTGGGAGTGATGGCCTCCACCATCGTCTCCAGCTTGGCGCAGGCGGCGAAGATACCTTGGCTCACTTGCCCCTCCTCATGTTGGCGATTAGGTCGTACTCGACAGCCTTGACCACGATGTCCACCTGTCGAGCCGACAGCCCGAGGTAGGGGCGCGCTTGATTGACGGCGTAGCCATAGTTGCGGACATGCTGAGTGAGACCGATGACGAAGCGCTGCGCATCAGCATGCAACACGACTAGGTTGTTCATGAGGATGCCCGAGGCCACCAGGTCAACGAGAGCAGAGGAGCCCGCGCCATGCTTGCGCGACTTCTCCTTGTACTCGTGGTAGCCCCCAGCGAAGTACATTGAGCGCCCTGTGCGTGACTCACGACCGCCCTTCGGCTTGAGGCGCGCGCCTTGATAGGCGATGTAGATGGGGCGCTTGCTGTATGGCTTGAACGGCTTGTCGTCAGTGTCCAAGCCATCGCTCGTTCTCATCTTGATCGAGGCGACAACATTGGAGGCGAGCGCGGCGCTCTGCTGTGTGGTCCACAAGACCGCTGGCAGGTTGAGGTTGATCTTGGCTCTGATGGGCATGTGTGACTCCTAGTGCCTCATCCCTCGGGAGGGAGAGAAGAAGGTGTCATTGGCGCTCTTGGTGTAGGTCGCCCACGAGGCGCGCAGGTCACGCGCAGAGCCACCCGTTTGAGCGTTGTCGAGGTCGCCCTCGTCAACGATACCATCACCATCTTTATCGATCGCCACGAGGCGCAGGGCGAGCTTCAACATCTCTTGATAGCGCTCACGCATGGCTGTGGCTGTATCGAGTTGGAGGGCGCTCTCATAGACGCGCGCGGCGGTGGCGTAGGCGTGTGCGTTCTTGAACGCATGCCCGTTGAACACCTCATCCTCAGTCAGCTCCACATCCTTGAGATGATCACGCAGAGCCAGCACCACCTCCTCTAGCGCGGCGCCGATCTGAGGCTCAAGGTCGCTCTGGCGTCGAGGTATCATGTCAGCCAGCTGAGGGAACATGCCCACAAGCGCCTCATGGTCGAGACCTGTGCTGAAGGGTCGAGGCGTCACCTTGAACAGGTCTCGGTCGACGCGCAGCTCCGCGCCCTGCCCTCGGTCTATGGAGTAGGCAACCTCCATCGCATAGGTCGCAGAGGTCGCAGTGACCCATGAGGGGACTGTGCCATACCACAACGCGAAGGTGAGCGTGGCTGATGCTCCTAGATCAATCTCGCGAGGCAGGGGCTCCGCGAGGATGGCGGTGGTCCCCACTAAGCGAGTCAGCACCACAGGGTAAATCGAGTCCCCTGCGGTGATGAGGAAGGCGCGCGCCTGATCAGCCTGCAAGCCCGATGCTTGAGACGCCACGGTGAGAGTCCTGCGGTCAGCGGCGATAGCTGACACGGACACATCTGCGCGCGTCTGCGTGAGCGTGATGGAGGATGTCTGCCCCTCCTCCTTGAAGCGCGCCGTGGGCGCAGTGGTCAACGGTCCAGGAGCCATCCAATCAAGCCGATGAGTCTCACCTGTGACTGCTTTTCTCATGCTCATGCTCCTGAGTTGGCTTTGGCGATGTCGGCGGCGTCAGCCATCGTCAGCCCCGCCGCGTCGACGAAGCCCTGCGACACAGGGCTCCATGAATGGCGGCAGTTGTAGCCACCACCAGATAGTTTCACAGGCAGCCCCTGCCCGTTGTCGAGGCGCGCCATCTGCGCCTCGGTCACCACCTTGTTGATGAGAGGCTTGCAGAACCTGCGCGTGATGCCATCGCGTGGGCCTGTGTACAGGTACAGGTCGAGCCCTGCCGACTCACCGACAGCCGCTGTGACCTGTCGACCATAGCTGGCGATCTTGGTCTTGACCTCGGTCAGTTGACGCCCCTCAGAGCGCTCTAGTTGAGCCGATAGCGCGCTCATTGACGCCTTGAGGGGTACGCCTAGGGACATGCCTTGAAGCGCCTCTCTGATGGCTTTGGTGGTGTCGGGAATGATGACATCTTGAAACACGGAGTCGACCGCCGCCACGCGAAAGCTATCGAGCTGTGCTTGGACTGATGCGGTGGTTGCGGTTGGTTCCAAGACTTGGATCGCTTCAAGCGCGGCGGCGGCCACTCGGTCAGACTGCTCGATGAAATCATCGATGGTCAAGCCGAAGCCTGCTTGAAGCACAAAGTCCGCGAGGGTGTCTCTCGGCATCGCGAGAAGCGCCTCGGGTGAGGTCATTGACAGAGCGGTCTCCAACACATCGAGGAGGCTCTGCCTGCTTTGTCCCAGTGCGCGCGCCATCACATCCGCTGCCGTTATCTCTGCGCGCAGCTCCTTCACCTTCGCCTTGGTCAGTTCTGCGCGTGGCCCACTCTGCTCTTTTGCTTGTGCGCTCAGATCAGCGACTGCCACCTTGTCGGCGCTGTCACCTTCTGCAAGCAGATGAACGGAGGAGCCACACGCGCAGGTCATCTTAGAGGCAGTCGGTGAGGATGTAGCCGAGGGTGCTGTCGATGCCCTTAAAGAGGTGGCACTCCTCAGCGTAGACATAACGGCGGATCTTGCCGAGGTCATCGTACTGACCAGCCACCATGCCACCGAACTCGAAGTTGAGCGCGGCCACGGGCATGCCCTTGACATTGCCGCCCTTCTGAACGATGGCGTCTGAGCCCTTGAGGATACCCATGAACAGGCTGTCACCGGTCCAGATGTAGCCCTCAGAGGAGGAGGCACCAGGCACAGCGGAGTCAACGCGCGCCTCGCCGACATGGATGTTGGGGATGCCGAGCACATCAGCGAGGACCTGCTTCACAGCGGCGTCGCTGAGGATCAGGTTGCCCGAGGCGATACCTGCGGAAGCGGTGCCGACATAGCCACGGACCTCGGGGTTGCGAGCGAGGGCGCGGAACAGGTCCCGACCCATCACAAGCGTGTCGGGGTTGATGCCATGAGCGGCGGCGAACACCGTGTCCTTGAGCTGATGCAGGTAGCTCAGAGGCTCCGCACCGCTCGCGTTGAACTTGCCACCGAACGCAGAGGTGGAGGTGTTGTTGCTGAAGTTGGAGGTGCCGAACAGGAGGTCAGCGGCGCGCTTCTCCTTGGCGAGCTTCATCACGCGGGCGACCTTCTTGGCGATGCGCTGCTCCTCGCTCCCAGGATACTGAGAGTCGATGATGTCCTCCATCGCGATGGAGTCCTTGGCGCTGTAGATGAGCGCCTTGAAGGTCGTCGAGGAGCGGTCGAAACCACCGATGGAGACACGGTCAGCGCCAGGAGCGCGCTCGAGGTCGAGACCTGCGCCTGCGCCCATGAAGTTGCGCGTCTGCTCGATGAGGAGAGTGCCTGAGCGCTCAGGGATCTTGACCGACTCAAAGAGCTTGTCAGCGATGAGCTGGCTGTCTGAGGGCACCGCCTCGACGACAAGCGAGCTGAGGATCTGGTCTACGGGATGGAGATTGCTATATGAGCTGGCCATCTAGGACTCCTTAGGCGTTGACGGTCACGGGACCGAAGAAGAAGGCGAGGAGCTGCGCGTTGGCGGCGGCGCTCGTCTGATTGATGTTGGGGAGCACGCGCGCCACGGCATAGTCGCCAGCGGTCAGACCGCTCTTGACCTTGCCTGCGGTGGTGACAGCGAGGAGAGGCGTGGTGACGAAGGTCAGCGAGCCACCAGCGATGACGCGAGTGAGACCGAACACGCACACCTCAACGGTCTGACCCGCAGACGCCGCACGCTGGGCCACGCCCACGACAGCAGGAGAGGTAGCGTCGGTGGCCACAGCGACCTTGCCGTTGGAGTCGATGGCGACGATGGCGAACTCGGTCACAGCCGAGGCACAGACGAAGGACTTGACGATGTTCTGAAGCTCCATGGTTAGGCTCCGTAGACTGCGAGGTATTGATCGGGGTTGGTGGTGCGGAAGAGGTTGAGCGCCTCGCTGAAGCTGATGTGCTTCTCAGCGGCGAGCGCCTTGACCTGCTCTGCGAGAGACGCGCGCGTGAGCTCCTGACCAGACGCGCCATGACCCACCTCGTTGAGGGGGACCGCGCTGTTGGCAGGGCGCTCGCTGAACATCTTCCAGAAGATGGGCTGAGTGGTCTTGGCATCGAACGCTGCCTCGACCGCCGCCTGCTCTGCGGGACTGACCTTGCCCTCACGCAGGAGAGCAGTCACAGCCTCACGGCGCTCGATGGAGCGCTTCTCCGCATCGATGGCGGCGAGCTTCTCGGACAGCAGCTTGTTGGTGGCGCGGAGGGCGTTGATCTCAGACATGAGGGTCGCCTCGCTCATCATCTTCGGCTTGTTCTTGTACTCGCCATCGACAACGATCACGGCTGGCTTCTCCTCCTCCTCCTCGGGCATCTCAGGCTTCATCTCCTCGACGGGCATCTCTGCCTTGAGGGAGGCCTCGGCCTGTGCCTGCATATCGGCGATCTTCTGCTCAAGCTCTTTGACCATCGCGTCTTTGGCGACGAGCGCGGCCTTGAGATCTTCGGGCGACATCTCGGCGATGTTGTCCATCTGTAGCGTCTCCTTGAGTGTGACCCTGTCGATTGAGGCGTTGCTCTGAGCAGGGCGAGGGGTGAGAGTGATTGCGAGGAGCTGCGCGCTCCCGACCTTCTTGCCGCCGTCACGGCTAAAGATGTTGCCCGTGACATACTCGGGCGAGGACCACAGGACACCGCCTGCATCCTGCACCACCTTGAGCCCGCGCTCGTTGTAGGCAGGGGTCGCGTAGAGACCATCGGCGCGCATCTCAAGATCAACAACGAGACCGAGAGCGCCACCAACATCAGGAGGAGCAGGTGTGCCAGGATTGAACGGTGATGACGCATGCTGCCAATCGATGATCACAGGGTCCTCAAGACGCCGCTCACGATAGACGCGCAGGAGCTCCGCGCAGAGGGAGGCGTCAACCTCCCCTAGCGTCTCACCGCTGAGGCGCGCGCTGACCTGCCCGATGGCGAGCGTCTTAAATGGCTTGCCGAGGGTCAGCCCCTCGGGGATGTCATAGGTGGCGGTCGATGCCATCTGCACCGCCTCACCGTAGGCGCGTAGGGTCGTCACCTTCTCATCAGCAGCGTTCATCTGACCGACCACCTTTCGAGCCCACGCATATCCAGCGTCACCGCCCCAACCATCCCAAGCCTGTCGACCTGGGCCATAGTCATCCCAAGTCGAGCCCTGCTTGTCGATCTCGTGGCGCGTGAAGTAGGCAAGCATGCGACGCAGAGTATCAGGGGAGAGACGACGCCCAGCCGACAGGTCACGAGCGCGAGCCAAGCCTACAGGCGTCATCCCACGCTGTGAGGGGGGCGCCTCGGCACGCTTGCGGAGAGCGCGAGCGGCGGCTTCTTGTGCGCCCTTGGGGGGCGTGAAGTCGATGTGTGCGTACTTCTCAGGCACTGCCCAAGTGTAGCCGACGAGGAGCGCGCGCTGTTTAGCCTTGGCTACCATCACGCCTCCTCTTGATGAGCTGCTCTGCGAGTGCCGCGACAGGTGAGGGCGCGGTGCGCTGAATGGGCGCGCGCTCTGCCTCCTCGGGAAGCTCACCTGCACCGAGGCGCTCACGGATGGCGCGCTCAAGGTTGTTGTCAGGAGTGAGGAGCCCAGCCTGCACGAGCGCAGGCAACATCCCCAACGACTCAGCCAAGTCGTCTGTGTCTAGACCCGTGTGCTGAAGGCGAGGGAGCTTCGAGGGGTCCACAGGCCCATAGTTGAACGCGATCAAGCGCCCGATGGTCCCTGCGCCTCGGCGGTCGACACCGTTGACCGCAGACGCCACCAGGTCACAGAGGTTGATTGCCGCGCGCCTGAACACGGAGAGGTGAACTTCACCGACCGAACGCGAGCCTGTGTCGCTGATGCCCAAGTTGGCGAACTGCGCAAGGAAGGCTTGACTGATCTGATTATCGCACTCTCGGATGATGTCGAGAGGACCCTGAGCATAGAGGTTAGGCGCGGCGGCGTAGTTGTCGAAGCTCACTACATCGTTCTCGATGAGATAGCTCTGCTCTGCGCTGAGGAACGCCTGCGCTTGGCTCTCAGCCTCGTCAACCATCGCGTTGATGTCAGCGTCTGAGAGCCCTGCGAGCTCTGCCTTGGAGCGATCGACCTTGACCTTGGGCGCAGGTATCGCCCACCGGTCAACGCCAACACACATGAGGTTTGCCACGCGCTGTTTGGTCCTCCACCACCACCACACAGGGCGAAGCATGCCAGCGCCCTCGAAGTTCGAGCCTGTGCGGTTCAGCGTGAGCAGGAGGAGCTTGTTGGCAGGTATCGGCTCAGGGGTCTTGCCGATGCCGACCATGTTCTGCAAGACGCCATCGAGGTTCTGATTATCACGAGACAGCCACCGCATATGAGCTGATGGCTCTCGGTCGGCGTAGTGGTCGAGCCACACCTTGACCTTGCCGTTCTCATCTGGGCCTACGCGATACACCTCCTCGGCGTAGCGATAGCCGACAGGCACGAACTCAAACAGATAGCTGAGTTGCGCCTCCCACGAGAGCGACATCTGCCCCGAGTACCCATCGAGCCCGAACGCCTCGTTGGCGAAGCGTGCAAGCTCGAGCGCGACAGGGTCCGCGTCATCGGCAGGCATGAAGC